GTTGAAGATGTGGCTAGAGCGTATCGTGTGCCTACAGACATGATCGGTTTGAATAACGGTGGGCAGAGTTATAACAGTATTGAGCAGAAGCAGATTGCTTTTGTGACTCACACGCTTAGACCTTGGCTGGCGAAACTTGAAGATGCTTTTAGTTCGTTGCTACCTGATAACGCTTATTTGGCGTTTAGCACTGATGACTTGCTTCGTGGAGATTATGCGACACGTATTGAAGGTTATGCGAAGCTGCTGCAAAACGGTGTGTTGAGCACTAACGAAGTTAGACGTAAAGAGAATATGCGGCCTATTGATGGTGGCGATGTTGTTCGTGTGCCACTAACTAACGTAAACATTTCGGCTGCTTCGTTGACTGAAGATGAAACTAAGGTTGACATGGCTCAGAAACTTATTGCTTTGGGCTTTGTGCCTGAAGATGTTTTGAAGTCACTAGGTCTGTCCCCGATTCCACACACAGGCTTGCCTTCAGTGCAGTTACAAAACCCTACAACTATCCCTGATGGTAGTTATGAAACAGGTGCGTAATGCCTTACTTTGTTGAGCAGACTGAAGATGGCTGGGCTACGGTCAAGGATGATGGCGAAGTTTTAGGTTCACACGCAACTAAGCAAGAAGCAATAGATCAGATGGTTGCTATTAGTTTGAGTGAAGGCATTCCTGTTGGTGGGGAACGTGCTGTTGACCCTGATGAGAGTTTTAGTCCCCCTGCAGGTGTTGCTGTTGCTGCTAAACGTGCTTTGGAGTGGATTGCTGAAGGTTTGGCTGGCGATGGGTTTACTGATGTTGGTAGGGCTAGGGCTGTTCAGCTTGCTTCGGGTGAAGACATCTCAGGTACGACTGTAAATAGGATGATTAGTTTCTTTGCACGTCAAGAAGATTCGGTCAAGGGTGCTACAGGTTTCAACAGTGGTGAAGAAGGTTATCCTACGGCTGGGCGTGTGGCTTGGGATGCTTGGGGTGGCGATGCAGGGCAGTCTTGGGTGAACGGTTTGCCTGACGGTACTAGGAATGGTTTAGATTTGATAGTAGAAAACTCTAATGAAATGGAAGATAGACAGTTGGAAGATTACTCTTACACGAAGGAAGAACTGCTTGCTAAGGTTAGCGAGTTGAAGGGCGAAGTTTTAGAGCTTGTAGGTAAGTTGGCTAAGACTGTAGATAAGTTATCTGAACTTGTTGAGTCTGTGACTGAACCTGTTGAACTTGAAGATGTAGTTGAACCTATGGATGTTGAAGATGTCTTGGAAGTTGACAGTGTTCGTTTTGTTGACCCTTCTAAGGTTGTTGAGTTGCATGAGCGTGGGGAGCGTGTGATGGCTGGTATTGAGCGTAGAGAGATGCTTCATGATTTAGAGATTCGCCAAGAAGGTGATGGCATGACTTTGCGTGGTTATGCAGCTGTGTTCAACTCTCCTAGTCAGCCTTTGCCTTTTATTGAAACTATCCAGCGTGGTGCGTTTAGGGATTCTCTAAAGTCACGTAATGATGTGAAACTGTTGTGGAATCATGACACTAGCGTTGTTTTGGGTTCTACTCGTGCAGGTACTTTACGCCTTATGGAAGATGAGCGTGGCTTGCTTGTTGAAGCCGATCTCCCTTCAACTCAGGCAGGAAAAGACGCGGCTATTTCAATTTCTCGCGGTGACGTAACAGCATTTTCTTTCGGATTCCGTATTCCTGCAGGTGGCGATGAGTGGGCTAACGCTAATGAGCGTTTGTTGAAGCGTGTCAATGTTCATGAAGTTAGTGTTGGGGTTGCTTTCCCTGCATACACTGCAACGGATGGAACTGCTAACGTTAGATCTATGAATGAACTGTCTGAAAAGATTATCCGTCTAGCTGAACTTCGTGGCGTGTCTGCCGAAGAACTAACTGATGCTCTGCTGGCTTTGGAGTCTGGTGAAGTTCTTACTGAACGTCAGGGCGAACTGTTGACAGACACTTTGGGTAAGGTTTTGAAGAAAGACCCTGAAGTTACTAACCCACAGGCTTTGCTAGATCTAAAGAAGAAGCAGCTTGATTTGCTGATGCAGCGTGTATAGTTGATTTGTAGGCATCCTCTCATTGTGCCTGCTTTTAAAAAAGAAAACTAATTCTTTCCCCCTGATTTGTCCCAGGGGGTTTTCTTTTAGCCTGATAAAGTATTTTTAGAACTGAACTGCTTGACCATCGTGAAGATAGCAGTGAGATGGCTTCCGTATGGATGTCAGGGGTGCGATTCCTTATCAGTTCACCAAGACCCCAGAACTGTCCCTGTAATGCAAGCCTGCATAGATCAAACAGCTGGGGTTTTCTTTTATGTGTGTGTATAAACGTGTTGTATAGACTATTTATGTCAGGAGCGTTTATCCCCTGATCGGGTTATGTGAGTTTATCTCTGAACCTAAAACAATCCCTTACATTTATGTTCTTGAAAGGAACAAACCATGAGCGAATTTATCGCAAAACAGGTTGATGCAAAGGCTAAAGCATGGCACGAAGCTAAGGAACTGATTGATTCAGTTGAAGCTCGTGGCGGCGTTTGGTCAGGCGAAGACGAAGCAAAATACGCTTCTCTAACTGCAGACATCAACAAGAGAAATGAACTAATCGAGCTAGAGCAGCGTGAAGCTAAAGTTGCCGAAGCTATGCAGTCAGCAACAGTTGACTTTGCTGGTGCAAGTGCACTAAACGGAGATGCAGAGATCCTTCGTAAGATGGTTGCAGGCGAAATCCGTGGACATGAGTTTAGAGCCATTACTGGTTCTTCTACTGGTGCTCCAGTGCCTACATCTTTCTACAACGAGATTGTTAAGGTTGCAAGACTTGTAAACCCACTTCTTGAGTACGCAACTGTAATCAACACTGCTGGTGGAGAGAACCTACAGATTCCATCTCAGGCAACATTCTCAACAGCAACAATCGTTGGTCAGGGTGTATCAATCGGTACTTCAGAGCCAACTTTCAACGCTTTCACAACTCTTGGAGCATACAAGTTCTCAGCACTAGCACAGCTATCTCGTGAACTTATCCTTGACTCAGGTGTTGACATCATTGGTTTCTTGGCTGAACAGTTCGGTAACGCTCTGGGCTTCAAGATTGCTGATGAGATTGTAAACGGTACTGGAACAGTAGAGCCTACAGGTTTCCTTCCTGTTGCAGGTACTGGTGTTACTGGTTCAACTGGTGTATCTGGTGCGTTCAGTGCTGACAACGTTATTGACTTGATTTACAGCCTTGATGGTTCACTTCGTAACCGTCCTACTTTCGCTATGCTTGCAAACAGCACTTCTATTGCAGCTCTGCGTAAGCTAAAGGACACTGCAGGTAACTACGTGTTCCAGGTTGGCGATTCAAAGGATCGTAGAGATCTAGTTCTTGGTGTTCCAGTTATTGAAACTCCTGCTATGCCGAACCCTGGTACTGCCGTGAACTCTCTTGCTGTTGGTGACCTAAAGAGCATCTACATCCGTAACGCTGGTGGCCTACAGGTTGACAGAAGCGATGACTTCGCTTTCGGTAACGACCTTGCTACATGGCGTGCAACTTGGCGTTTGGACTCTGCTCTTGTGCAGACTGCAAACATCAAGAAGTTCAAGGGTGGAGCAAGCTAAGGCTTCTTTACCTTCCTAGATTTCACCCCCAATTCGGCTGCGTAGGGCTGTCTTGGGGGTGTTTTCTATTATGCTTGGGTCATGACTAATTCTTGTATTTCTTGGTATAGCAACTCTCTCAATCAACCTACTGGTTATGGCACTCAGTCTAAGCAAGTTATTTCTAGGCTTGTAAAGGATGGGCATAAGGTTGCCATGATGTCTAACTATGGTGGTGAAGGTGTCAACAGTCTGATTGAAACAGGCTCAGGGCTTATCCCACATTACTCCAGGGGCATGAACCAATACTCTACTGACGTGCTTCCTATAAATCATGCTCACTGGAAGGCTGAAAATGCTGGGTTGCCTGCGTTCTTGATTACGCTCTATGACGTTTGGGTTTTGCTAGATAATCCTGCGACAGATAACATTCCGATTGCTTCTTGGGTTCCGATAGATCATCAGCCTGCACCTGAAAAGGTTTTGGCTTGGTTGAAGAAGCCTAATGTTACGCCTATTGCTATGAGCAAGTTTGGTAAGGCGATGATTGAAAAGGCAGGCTTAGAGTCTGAATACATCCCACACGCTATTGACACTAACCTTTTCAAACCTACTGAGATGCTTCCTGAAGGTCAGTCTGGGCGTGAGTTTGTTGGCGGTAAGGATCGCTTTGTTGTGGGCATGAACTTTGCTAATAAGGCTGGTGGCTTTATTCACCGTAAAGCTGTGTCTGAAAACTTGTTGGCTTTCGCTATTTTTGCTGCTAAGCATGATGACGTTATTTTGTATTTGCATACTGAACCGTATGGCAAGCAGTCTGGGTTTGTGTTGCCTAACATTTTGCAGGCTTGTGGTGTGCCACCTGAAAAGGTGATGATGGTTGACCCTATTGCGTATCAGTATGGGATTAGTCAGGAAACTTTGGCTGCGATCTATTCGGCTTGGGATGTGGGCTTGTTCTGTAACTATGGTGAAGGTTTTGGGATTCCACAGATTGAAGCTCAGGCTTGTGGTGTGCCGATTATTACTTCTAACTTTGCAGCTTCGGCTGAACTTGCTTCTTCTGATTCGTTCTTGGTGAATGGGCAACCGTTTTGGGATGCAGGGCAACACACTTGGTTTAACATTCCTTTGGTGTCTGGCATTGTGGATGCGTTGGAGCAGGCGTATCAGCGTGGCAGAAAAGAGTTCCCTGACACTATTGCTTTTGCTAAAGCCTATGATGCGGACAAGGTTTATAAGGAGTCTTGGAAGCCACTAATAAAGAAGCTATCTCAAAAGTGAAGTTGATTGTTCCTGTTTTGAACAGGTTTGATTTGTTGAAACGCATGATT